AGCGTGTAGGTCACCAATGACAAGTATACGCCTTTCGTTTTTGTTTAGATTATTGTAGGCTTGCAGTTTATTACCTCTAAGTCTTGGTCTAATATCCCTCATTCGCTACGTTAAAACTTGGACAAGCTTTTGCGGCATACTCGTTATGCCCGTGAATTTCCAAATTTGGAAACTTTTTGCGAAGGTCTGCGATTAATTTTATTAAAGATTCCTTTTGATCAGGCGTTCTCGTGTCCTTTGCTTTGCTCATACTTTTATTCATACCGCCAACGTAGCATATTCCAATGCTAAATTTATTTTGACCTAAACAATGAGCCCCTAAAAGTTCTACGGGTCTACCCGCTTGTATCTGTCCATCTAACTCTATTACATAGTGGTAGCCTATATCATTCCACCCTTTATCTAAATGCCATTGGCGGATAGTGTCTATCTTAACATCTCTACCTTCGGGAGTAGCTGAACAATGAATAATTACTTTGTTAATTGGTCGCATAATCGATATTTAGGGTTATAATAAAAAGGTAAATAGTGATAGTGTTATATTGATACTCTTTAGAAGGAGCGATATACTCCCAACCTAAAGCAAATCTATCGTGCGGATAGTGTGCGGAGAAAGTTATAGACCATTCCATTATAGTTCTTTTTTTACGTCTTTTAACTTTACAATAATAGCTTTTATTTTATCAATAAACGAATAACCTTTTACTTTTATCCAAGATTCGTCCATAGACTTAACCTCAATAGAGAGTAATACCAAAGCAATAACCTTTGTAGAAATAAACTCTACACTAACTACGCTCATCGTTAAGCCGTTTATAATAAAGACGTCAGAAGCATATACAAGCATCACTACGGCTATATAACTAACGAGCTTAGGGACAAGCCCATTACGGAACATCTTACTCGTAATAGGCTCTTTTAATTTCTTAGCTTTCCATACTCCAAAGCAAGTGTCGATAATAGTAGATAAAGCCACCATTAAGATTATGCCCTTTATCGGAGCGAAGAATAATACCAATGCGGTTGCTATACTACTCAGATATATCTTCATCGGGTATTACGCAGTAAGGACTATCGGGGTAAATCTTGCAATACTCAGCCGTATATGCCTCAGCCCATCCCGCAAAGATATGTACCCCCGAAGGCTTAGGATAGACCACAAAAGGTGTAAGCCATTCTATTTCCTCACATAGCATATCCACCGCGTACTTAGTACTAAGGTCTATACACTCGCCTTCTTCGTTTTGGGCTAAACATATAAAGCCTATTTCGTGTATTGCCGTTACTTCGGGAATTAGTACCCCATCTTCATAAAGGCTATCTTTTACTGTTAGCCATTCGGCTTCGTTTAAAAATTCAAATTTTAAAAATTTCATAATTTATATTGTTGTTAGGGTTGCAAGTTCTGCGTTAGATTTACCATTTAAAAAAATCATAGCACTTTGCATTGATGCAAGTCCAGCTTGTTGATTTGGTGCAAATTCAGTAGATAAAATAAATAAATTTGAAAGTGCGGTTGTTGTAAAGGTTGCTGAGGATGTGATTTGCTGAACTCCGTTTAAATAAAAAGCTATATCACCACTATTATATCTTACCGCAACTTTATTTATTCCGTTAATAAAACTACTTGCACCCGTACCGCTTAAAATAAGTGACCCTGAAATAATCAGAAAAACTTGCAATTTGTTATCGTTATTTGATAAAAGTAACCTATTGTTAGTGGAATTATCACCTATTGCAATAATTCTTGTAGTATTGCCATTGTGTAAAAATTCAGCATACAAAGTTCCCTCTGTCTGCCCTATCAAACTACTTATACCGCTCTTGCTTGCACCATCCGCTACCCTTGTAACCGCAGTTGTGGTAGTGGGGATTACAGAAGTTGCATAATCTCCCGCTTCGTGTTGGAAGTCTGAAAAAAGCAAATCACTTAACATAACTGCAGAAGCCTTAATGCCTGATGCTGTGCTTGTGCAATTGTAAGTAAATGTAAAACGCTGCCACTCTGTTGTAGCTACAAACTCCCCTGATGTTATTGAATTCCCGTTGCCGAAAAATCTAAAATTTTGATTTGTTCCCGTATTAGATTTTGCATATACACTTAGCGTATTATTAACACCTGTTGTTCCTATTCCGTTTAAATACAAAATACCACTATTGTTTGCACTCACTGCTCTAAATGCATTTACTGTTCCGTTAGGACTAAGTGCATAATTGTCAGTAGTTGTCCAAAAACTTTTTAACCAAGTTAAAGATGCTCGGCTATAAGGCCATAAATTTGTTCTCTGCGGTTCTAAAAGCAATTTACCGCATCCACCGCCAGTATAGTCTATACGAGGAACACCCGTTGCAACTGACTCAATTAAGCCGCTTTCGTTTACCCTTGTTGCTGAACTTGCTCTTGTGAACGTCAAATCACCGCTCCCATCCGTTGGCTTTAGGCTATATGCTTTCCCAGCTTTGTACCCACTTGGGTAATATATTAAACTCGCATCTGTGTATGTACTCATAGTATTGTATTTAAAAAGGTTATTGTGCAGCTATCGTTTTCTACTACTCCGCTATCTGTTAAAACTCTTGTTTTGTATGCACTAAAAATAGCAGCAGATAAGCTACCGCCTAATAGTGTAGTGCCGTATTGGTAGCCGTATCCGTACATTATGCAAAGACCGCTATTACTGAGCCGCTTGTCATATTAACTCTTTTAATAAACGAACCGCCTTTTGGAGCGATTATTACGCCCGCAGATAAGCTCGCACCGCTTATGTTGCTTTGAGTTATTATATTTACGTCTGCTTGGTCTGTTAGGTTTGCGAATACCGCAGCCTCGTTAACTACTAAGTAAGCTACTTGTTGAGCAGCCGTGAAAGTAACGTCTCCGCTGACGTAATATTGTCCGTTTCTACTGATTTGAAGTTCTTGAGTGGTCATTTTATATATATATTTTTAAAGTTATTATCGTTCTATCCTATACTCTCTAAAGCTGCTATGGTGCAAGTATCGTTTTCTACTATTCCTTCATCCTCTGTGACTCTTACGCTATACGCTGCAAAAGTTACCTCTCCGAAGTAAACTATTTCACCGCTTGAAACGCTATTAGCAGCAGCAACTCCCGAGTCGTTTGTTTCTGTTTGCGTTATTCTTACAAATTTATTATTATCTGCATCAGCTAAGATATAGGTAGTAGAATTTTCGCCTATTATGTCAGCCCAACCGCTTAAACCATCATCGCTTCTCTGCCATTGTAGAACTCTCGTAGGTGTTGGTCTACCCTCAGTTGTCGCAGATATTGCGGTAAGTGTTTTACCTACAAATTCGTCTCCGCTAAAGGTAGGAACTCCGCTAATACTTGGAGCAGCTATTACGGGAACTTGACATCTCGCATAACCATAAGAAGTAGACAAAGAAACGTTAACCGCAGCCCCCGAGTATAGGCTATCAAATCGCTCTGTAAAAGGTTGTATGCTCCAAGTCTTATTTAGGACTAAGTTTAGGTCTTTATCTGCCCAAGAAGTCTTATTATAGTTCTCAAATATGCTCATCATATCTAAGGCTATTAGGCTACATTCGTTTTGAACGCTAACCTCATTTGTCGCGGTGTTTATCTCCGTAACGTTGTCGCAAAGGAAAACATCTAAGGAGTAGTCTATACCGTTAAAGCCATTAGGGGCTATGTTAGTAACCTCATAAATAAGGTAAACGCCAGTAACGTCTTTAGTCAAATCTACATCCCAAACGTTACCTTTTAAAATGGTGTTTATTTGCAGATGCTCGGAGGCTATGCCCTCCATAATCGACTCGATATTTTTTATCGTTAGGCTCTTCATAGAATGAATTGAGACCTCCATTGTGTGTCCATTTCGGGTCTTACTACATCGTCTCCGCTTGGAGGTGTCTTATAAAGTGGGTAAGAGTCCTCGTTGGCTTTTAGGTATAATTTTAGTTTACGTCTGTAAAAGTCAGCGTTATCCTTAAAGATATTCTTTGCAGTTACAAGCTCTTGCTGCGATAAAGCACTAAAGTTGTCTCCCGAATGCGTACCCGCACCTTTGTTACTTAATTTATACGTACCTATTCGAGTGTATTTATGGCATACCTCCCATTTTAAAGCATCTCTTAAATATTCTTTTATTAGTATTTCGTTTAGGTTAGATACGGTGTTAGTACGTATTTGAGTTTGTACCTCATCGAATAAAGCACTACCTAAAATAGGTCTAACAAAGGTATTTTGAATACTATCGATTAAAGGTTTTAGATATCCATCGTCAACGTTATAGTTTAAAACGGTATTCTCTTTAACAAATGCGGGGCTTACGATTAAAATCATTTTTTTCTAACTAAAACTTGTCTCCAAATGTGTCTACAATAAGGTATATTTATGTCCGTGTCGGGTCTTCTATACCATCCTCCTCGAGATAACCATACATCGGCTTCTTTCGAACCGCTTGCCATGTCATTTCTTAAAAGTTCAATCTCTGCTCTCGAGTATACTTTCTTTTTACTCATCATTTTTTTGCAGAAATCTCTCGACTCGCCCTTTAATGGTGGAGCATCGCTTCTAAGTGTATACTTATATTTAATTTCGGTTTGTGGTAGGTCTATAACCTTGGCTACTCGCTCTCCCGTTGGCGTTAAATTAATGGTTTCGCCAGTAATCTCTATTAGATTTGACTTGGTTAAAATGCCAATAGATGCTATTAAGTCGGGAAATGCCAATCCTAAAACATCGGATATCCCACTTGCAGCAATTAGGGGGTTAGTTAACAAGGTTTTTAAAACCCTTTGTATAATTCCTTGCTCTTTGGTGGCGAACTCCATAGGCATCCCATCAGAATCGAAGTGTATATCAAACGACTCTATCTCCTCGTAATCGTCTTCACTCTCTCCGATAGCATCGAATAGATGGCTTATATCGCTATCATCCGAAAAATGCGAACACATAGCAACGGGAGCGACATTCTCGTCTAACAACTTAGCAGCCGCTTCATTTGACAACCTTAAAAACTCAACTAAGAAAGCTAAACCTTGAGAGTTAGATAGCACACCATTTTTAACTTGCTCTACAATCGATAAAGCACTTGCTATTTGAGCCCCGTTATAAGATGCTTCTTTCTGAGCAGTATCTACACTTGTTACCGAATCGGTAGGAGTAGCTACATTTGGGTCTATTGAGATAGGTAAAACACTTGCATTAGACTCGTCTACTAACTCTAAACCCGTTTGGTCGTTAATTAGGTCTCTTATCTCAGTACGAGTAAGGTTAGCTAAAATGATGTCAGAGGTAAGGTCTACGGTGTCTATTGGTTTAAGTGGTATAATCTCTATCTCCGTTTTTCTTATTTCGTAAAAAGCTAATTTCTTAATAGTTCTAAGAAGTGTATTTTGTCTTTCAGCAATATAAGTATTAGTAAATATCTCGTATGCTAAGTCAAGCTCATTTCTTGCTCCAAGTTGCCCCGCTTCTTTTACCCCAAATAATATCGGGTTAGTTACTCGGTGACCGATAAAAATAGACTCCTTAACTCTGTTACTCATCTCTAAGTAACGTTCGTGCAAATCGTTTCCGTTAAGGTTGCTTATCTCGCTCGAATTATCTTTAGAAGGTGAAAATAAATGCACTATTTTAGTGCCAGTAGCTTTACCGAATTTCTCTTGAAAAGCCTCTTCAAATGCTTTAGACTCTTCTTGCGTTTCGGGTACTCCGTTATTGTGCTGAATTAAAGTTCCACCAACAAAACCACTCTTAACCTCGTTGAGCCAATAATCTCCTATTTGAACATCCGTTTTTATCTCCGCTAATGAGCCAACATACACGGGCAAAGGGTAGTATTTAAGGTTTGGGCGGTAATCTACGTGATAAATTACTCCCCTCTTTTGTTCCTGATCCTTTGGATTGTATCTCTCTAAATATTGGATGTCGGGTTTCGAGTTTCTTGTGCCTTTATCTGTAATCCAATTGTCAGAATATTGTATCCCGCCATCTAAACCTACCCTAATATTAGCAAAATCTATGTGGTGATACTGATTTCCTACTCCCGTTCTTATCACTTCTATTGCATATCCGTTGAATAATTCGTAATCCAAGGATAATCTCTTTAGTAAACTTGTCCAATCTTCGTCTATATTAGCAAAAGAGAGCCATTTTTTAGTCTCTAAGTCCTCAGAGTGCAAGCCATTACCTACCGTATAACCTACTTTGCCGTTAATAATAGCGTTATGGGTGCTGCTATCGTTGTATAAATCAATCAGTTCAAAGGGATAGATGTTATTTACCCCAAAATAAACGATATTTTGATTGGTTTTTTCTAAGAATTTAGGTATCTCAGCGGATGCAAACTCCGTGATAATTGCTTTATTATTCATAAATTATCGTGGTTTCTTCATTGGTATACGAATATACTATTTCTTCGGGTTGTTTAAGTCTTAATATGCCTCGGTGTATCTCTACTCCCGCAGTTCCGCCAATCGTCTCAGCGTTTATAATCTTGTAAGGGTAATCGCCATTATTCGGCAATTCTATTGTAGCATTCGCAAGGTCTTGAGAGCCTTCTATAAGCTCAAAAGCTACATACCTATTATTTACCCCTTCGGGTGCTGCTAAAGTCACGTTTACGGTGTACTCCGCAGCCTCAATGGTCATCGTGTAATACTCATTTACCACCTCGTTAGAGATGTTAGTATAGATGTAGTTCGTTGTGTTTTTTGTGATAATGTCCATTGGTATAAAAAAAGCCCACCACCGCTAAGTAGTGGGCTATATTGTTAGAGTTTAAACTCTTATGCTAATGGGAAAGAATCCGCTATAGCTACTGCCATAGGCTCGGGTTCTTGTCCTTGAAAAGAAAGGCTATATCCGTTACGGTCACCTAAAGCAGTACCCGTACCATTGTCTCCCGCAGTCATTCTAACTCCGTTAGTTTCGCCCATTAACCAATAAGTACCATTATTGTCCTTAATGATTACAGATAACTTCGCTCTTGAAAGCAATTTAATTTCATTGCGTTTCGCTGAGTCCATTTTATTCAACACGTAAGTACAAGTTTGGTCAAAGTAGCTTGTTCCATTCTGAGCGTTAACCGTTGGGTTATCGTTCATTACAGATGCAGCACCTTGAGCATTTGTACATTCGTATTTGTAGTATCCTAACCCCGTGCCAGTAATGGCAGAGGCTTCTCCACTTGCATTTTTAGCTACTGCAAAATCAGTAGGCATATTAGCGAAATAAAATTCCGCAATACCCCCCGCTGAGTCGTTGCATCCTACTAAAAATTCTTGAGTTAATTGACAAGCCATAATATTTATTTATTTAAATTGTTATGGTTATGATTAAACTGCTAATGTAAACTCAACGATTTCGTTAGGATATGCAACTTGAAGACCTCTCTTAAATTTAACTCGGTAGTAAACCTTGTCTTCCATTTTCTCATACCACATATCAAACTCTTCTTCGTCATTTTGTAAATCAAAACCTAAGAAGAAATTATCTTGTGTTCCAAGGAACATACGGTCAGTACCATCAAGTCCAACAACGCCTACCAAAGTAACGTTTTTACCAACTACACCTACAGAGTAATTAGCCCAAGAAGTAGCATCTACGTTGTATAGATTTTTAGCGTTTAAAGTGTCTACATATTTGTCGAAGTTATCTTGACCAATAAATAACACTTGATTAGGTGCAGATTTAACCTTTGCGGGTCTTGCATTACAGATGTTATTTATAATAGTGTCGATATTACCGCTTGCTCCTGAAGTGATAGAAGTAGCAGCAGAAGTATTACCATCGATAGCAGTAGTAGCAGCATCGATTATTTTGATAAGACCATCGTATCTGTTTATGTATACGTTAGCACTTGCAGTATTACCTTGCCAATCTGCAACCTCGTTATGCTCCATAATTGTTTTGATGATAGAATCAGCTACTTCAGCCTCGAAAGCCATCTCAGTAGTTTCAGCATTACCCGCTCTAAGCAAGATTTGAGTGTACTTAGGTATTAAATCTTTCATACAGAAACCACTAAAGTAAGTAATTTGACCTACGGTTATGTCTCTGTTAGTAAATACTACATCTCCCGAAGCAGTTGCAGAGCAAGAGCTACCATCTTGTGGGAAAGCAGTTACGGCTAATAGGTGAAGTGCATCAGTTTTTTTTACTCCCGCTTGTAGCGTAAAGTAATCTGAAGAAGTTTTCTCAAAGTATAATCTCGAGATTAGGTCGGTTGATTGTTCGTTAACATAGTTAGTCAACGAGGCTACATTAAAGCTCATTTTTGTTTATTTATTTTAATTTGTTTGCTCTGATAATAGCACCCATCGCAGCCGCTTTGTCTGCTCTTGTTTGTGCTTTAAATTCTTGTGGCTTCTTAGCCGTTGCGGATTCGCTCTTAACTATCTCCTCTAATTCAGCACCTACTTTATTTAAAGTTGCACTAAACTCTTTTTTTAATGATTCTTTGTCAGCTACGATAGCAGCTAACTCTAATTTTAGAGAATCGTTTTCTGATTTGATACCTTCTAAAGTAGCAGTAAAAGCCTCAGCATATTTAGCCAGTGCTTTCTCAACCATTTCGTTAAGCATTTCAGTAGTAAATTCGTTGTCTTCGGTAGCGATTTCGCTCATCGCTTGGATGTTTACTACTAAACCTCCCGCAGTTTCGATGATAGTTCCATCCGAAATCTCGTGAATACCATCGGGAGCAGCTACTTCACCTTCGGGCATTACTACTACAAGAGCAGTTCCTTCAGCTAATTCGCCTTCCCATTTTACGATAGTTCCATCTACTAAAGTAGCCTCGCCAAAGGTTGACTCCTCAGCTACTACCTCAGTTTCTGCGTCTGCAAATACAGACTTTAGCGTACTAATTACGCTATCTAAGTTTAGTTTATTCATTTTTTTAAATTTGTACGGTTCAAGGTCGAAAACTCCCTCAACGCTGAAACCCTTTAAGATTCCATCTTCTTTAACTTTAGACCAAGCCTCGTCATTTTCTACTTTTGCAGCGATAAACCAAGTACCGTCCGCTACGTTCTCAAAACCTTTAGGGGCTAAAATGCCGAGTTCCTGGTCAGTAATAAAAGATTGGTAGATATATACACCATCTAATATCTTAAAAGCGTTGTGCTGCTCGTTAAAATTGTTGTGTTTGTTTTCTTTGAATAGTTTTTGTACTAACGCCTTAATAGTCTCCTTGCGGAATATAGCGTAGTACTCGCCTCTCTCGTCCCTACGATAGATAGGTAGGTCAGGTATCATAGCTGCACCCATTACTATACGTTTCTCTTCGTTTATTACCTCAAATTTATGAGGGGCAAAAGCCTGATAGTTTAAACCAATAGCTGGAGCGTCTACAAAAGCTATAGCTTGAAGTCCTTCGACGTCATCACTTAGCTTAAATTCGATAAAAGGCAAATCCATTCGTAAGTATATACGATAGGAATAAATAAGGGGCAAAAAACTTTTTTAAATAAATAGCTTTTGTATTAAAAATTAATACTATATTTGCCTCAGATTAAAAGATAAAGAAATGGAATTTACAACATACACAGACAAAAAAATAGCTTGCCCAAGATGTGGCGGTAGCGGAGAAACTGAGCATACTC